CGAGCCGCTGCCTGAAGACATTGAGTACAGAATATCTAGGCTTGTGGCCCCGGCTGCGGCACAGGTTACTGGCAAAGCTGCACAAGAGCAGCAGGCTCAGCAAGCCCAGCAGAAGATGCAAGATCCTATTGTTCAAATGCAGATGCAAGAGTTGCAGATCAAGCAACAAGAGGTTCAGCAGAGAGCACAGGCCGAAATGGCCAAGATCCAGTTAGAAATGCAGAAGGCTATGGCCAAGTCAGATCTAGATAGGGAAAGACTGGAGCAGCAAGAGAGATTAGAGACAGCTAAGTTGGGTGCAAAAATAGCTGAAACAAATACAAAAGAAGAATTAGAAAATGCAAGAATAGCTTCACAAGACCAAATAGCAGGCGCTAAACTAGGCGTAGAGATTGCTAAAGAGGTCATGGGAGACAAGTGACAGAAGGACTAGACATCTTTGACTATTTGAGGTCAAATGTTAGAGAACAGATGAATAGCATCGCTGATCACATGAGTGGCGGTGCTTGCAAAGATTACGCAGATTATACTAAATGCTGCGGAATTATTCAGGGTCTAGCTCAAGCAGAGCGAGAGATCTTGGACGCTAAGGCTCGATACGAGCAAGCGCAATAACGACTCTAGGCGTTTCCTAGTGCAAGCGACTTCGGGCGCAACCCCGATGCAAGGAGAAAATATGAGCGAAGCAGCTCAGCAACTAGAGACCGAAGAGTCTCGAAACGCAAATCAGCTTCCTGACCCTAAGGGTTACAAGATTTTGATTGCGCTCCCAGATCCCGATTCGGAATACGATGGCGGGATAATTAAATCCAAGAAGACTATGCAAGAAGAGGAACTTGGTTCTATCTGCGGGATGGTTCTTAAAATGGGGCCGGATTGCTACAAAGATCCCAACAGATTTCCCACTGGTTCGTTTTGTCAAGAAGGCGACTGGATTATTATGAGGTCTTACTCAGGCACTCGATTCAAAGTCCACGGCAAAGAGTTCCGATTGATTAACGATGACAGCGTTGAGGCTGTAGTTGAAGATCCAAGGGGGATTGTTAAGGCATGAGCGAAGCAGCCGACACCCAAGAGTTGGAGACCCAAGAGGCTCCCCAAACCGCAGAAGATAAATTCTTTGGTGTGAAAACCACGCACACAAAGCGCAAGGCCGAAAAAGGCTCTGAGTCTAGCGAGTACGAGTTTGAAATTGTTGATGACCGTCCCCCAGAAGACAGGAGACCTAGCAAGGCCGCATCCTCTGAAGAGAGTGATGATGAAGAGCTTGGCCAGTATTCTGACAAAGTTCAGAAAAGGCTGAACAAGCTCAAGTTTGATTACCATGAAGAGCGTAGACAGAGAGAAGCCGCAGAGCGCATGCGGGAAGAAGCTGTCAAGATTGCTCAGCAGTACGCTAACAAGGCCCAAGAACAAGAGTCTCTTATTACTAGGGGCGAGGCTGCGTTAGTAGAGCAGATCCGAGAACGCGCTCAACTGAATCTTGAGAAGGCAAAAGACGGATATCGGAGAGCCTACGAAGAAGGTGATACCGATGGCGTGGTAAATACTCAAGAGCAAATGGTTAAGGCTCAGGCAGAGCTGGCTGAGATTGAGCGTTACAGAGGTAACATTCAGAATCAAAACCAGAACGCCCAAGCTTATCAACAGCAAGCCTATCAACAGGAGGTTGCTAGACGAGCTGCTCAAAACGTAGCCGCCCAACAACAGCAACAACCTCAGGTACAAGTTACGCCTGAGGCTGAAGAATGGGCAAGTAAGAATACATGGTTCATGGCTGAGGGTCATGAGGACATGACTGCTCTAGCCTATGGAGCACATACGCAAGCCGTTAGGTCTGGCATTGATGTAAGATCTCAGGAATACTTTGATTACATCGATGGAAAGGTCCGAGCGGCTTTCCCTGATTACGACTGGATAGAATCAAGCGATACAGATGGCCGTAGCGCGTCCGTGACTACCAGTAAGCCCTCGACGGTGGTGGCACCTTCCGCAAGGAATAACGGTGCTAAACCGCGCAAAATACGGTTAACGGCCACTCAAGTAGCCCTCGCCAAGCGACTTGGGTTAACAAATGAACAGTATGCCCGACATGCCGAAATGCTCTAAAGGAGAAAGGTAATGGCAACAGAGCGCACCCCTAGAGAAAGCGACACGCGAGAAGAAGAACATTTCCGATCAGATGATAGTTGGAACCCGGCATCTATATTGCCCACTCCACGAGATCAAGATGGTTGGGTGTTCCGTTGGATTCGGACCAGTATTCTAGGACAGTCTGACAATACGAATGTATCTAGATCCTTCAGGGAAGGATGGCAGCCCGTAAAGGCTGAGGATCACCCTGAACTCATGATAGAGTCAGATTACAATTCTAGATTCAAAGGCAATGTCGAAGTCGGTGGTTTGTTACTTTGTAAAGCTCCAGAGGAGAAGATCAAGTCACGAACCAAGCATTTTGAAAAGGTTGCTGCGAACCAAATGGAATCCGTTGACAATAACTTCATGCGTGAAAATGACCCTCGTATGCCGCTTATGAAACCTGAGCGAAGTACGAGAACAACATTTGGCAGAAGTTAAACTCGAAAGAGTTGGCTTCTAGTTATCAAGGAGGCCAATAATGGCTACATCTGCAACCCCAATGGGTGCGGAACCTACTGATACGCTAAGTGCTAGTGGCTCTTTCACTGGAAAAGTTCGGCACATCAAAATAGCAAGTGGGTACGGCACAGCTATCTTTTACGGCGATTTTGTAAAGTTAGTAGCAGCAGGGACTCTTGAAAAGGAGACGACAACTGACGCAGCGGGTACGCC